TCGCTGATTCATTAAGTGTAAACTCTGTAACATTAGTATTGTTAGCAATGCTAAGTAAACTTGGAGTTGTACTAGAAACAGAACGAATTTGTAGATCTTCTGCTACTTTACCAGAAACAAGAGATGTAGCACCTCCAACAGAACTAATTGTGTTAACCTCTCCTACATCTGCAGACCACTCTAAACCAGATGTTTGTGCTGAGTTAGCTTTAAGAACCTGTCCATTAGCACCTGCAGTAAGTGCAATGATGTTTGTGCCGTTAGAAACATACAGGTTACCTTTAGTGAGGGTTGTTCCTGCAGCACTGATTGTTTGTGTAATGGTTGTAGTGTGAGGATTAGCTGTAGAATCTAAATGAGTTCTAGCATCTGCTGCTGTTACTTCATTTCCTGTTCCTGATGCTAGTACCGTATCTGAATTCTGATCGTGTAGTTGAGCATGTGTATGTGCCGATGCTGCTTTAGTAGATAGTTCTGCTGCAATTTTTGTAGATGACCATGTGCTAGTACCAGCAGTTGTACCGTCAGCAATAGTAAAATGAATAGATGCGTCATCCAAATGAGATCTTAAATCAGCAGCCGTAACTTCATTAGGATTACCGCTATCTAATGATGTAGCAGTAGAGGGTGCTGGTAATGCGTCTATAAGATCTTTAAGAACCTTTCCCTGATTAGCTGATAATGGAGCAGTTGTAGATGTTGATATAACATTATCAATAATCTCTGCTTCTTTTAAAATTGTTGGGTCGGCGTTTTCTTTATTAGCAAGTGCTGTTACAAGACCTGTTACATTTGATATAGATATACCATCTGCTTTAGTATAGATTGAATCTACAATGTCCTGTAGAATAGTATTCTGTTCCAGACGAACTGCTTGATCTTCAGCAGGTTCAATAAAGTTCGAAGTGCTTATTTGATTGGTTATATTACTAGTGCTTCCGTTAACAGCACTGGTTAACTGAGCTATATTTTTTGATGCCATAATTACTTATTTATAAAAGGGTTCCAATAAATCATTCCTTCAGGTTTTTTATGTAACTCTTTATGATAAGCTTTAATCGTTTCATCAATACGTTTTCTACCAAACCTCGCTAACCATTTAGATTTATAACAATGTTTTTCCCTAACATATACAACAGTTTTGTAGTCTGTTTGAAAAGGAATAAAGTGTTGAGACAAATCTTTTTTATTCTTTATTGGAAACTCCTTTCTAAGAGTTTCCGCTCGTTTTTCTAAAGCAGCGTACTCTTCAACTGTAAAGTTCTCCGGATTAAGAAGCTCTTTTTCAATCTGTTTTAGAATTCTTTTTAAATTGCCTTTTCTAACTTTTTTCTCGTCAGCGCGTTTGGTTCTATACCGCTTTGTCTGCTTTGTATAGCCATCAAAAAGAGAATAACCTTTGGACATAAATATATGATTTTTTATCTGTTCCAGTTAATTTCGTCGTTCTTTTTATTATTGTCCTCTAACTGTGCCAGTTCAGCTTTAATTTTCATTTCTACCTCTTTACGCTTGTTTTCAATCTTTTCTCTTTCAAGTTCAAGCTCGGTTTCTCTTTCTTTAATTTCGCTGTTGGTTTCTTTTTCCTTCAGTTCGAGTTCTTTTGTTTTATATTGATCTACTTTTGATTCAGCTTTTTCATACTCTTTTTGCAGTTTTTCGTTCTCTTTTTGTAACTGCTCTAATTGTTGCTGTAATTGCTCTAGTTGCTGTTTAGCAGATTTTTCTTGTCGTTTGTATGCTTTCTCAACTGCTGCTTTCTTTTGAGAAATAGAATTAGAAGAAACAGTATCAAAAGCTAGTTTAAGTTCAGCTACCTGATTCTGCACAGCAAGTGTTATCAGTTCGTCTGCTTTTTGTTGCTGCTCTTTTTCATCAATATCATCAGAAACATAGACATTATAATCACTTATAGAGTGAGTTCTGGGATCTATTAAGAACTGCTTTTCTCTTTTACCGAGTACTACAGAACCCATAAAACCGTCTGGATAAGAAACACGAGTGGCGTTTAATAGTCTGGTTAATGTTTCTCTAATAAATGCAGAGTGCATTCTAAACATTTCCTTAGTAAACAAATCTCCTTGTTGTACAGCGTTTATAGTAGCAGCTTTACCGTCACGTTGTTCCATCTCTCCTCTCATTCGAGAGTTAAGACCTAGCATACGATCTGCTTGCTGTTCAAGTATTTCCATATACTGAGTATACGCTTGTATAAGATTACCGTCTACGTTAGCTGGGTAAGAACCATAATTATTAAATGGAATAGCTCCTGGTTCACCGGGCATTGCTCCTTCTTGAGATAATTGTACTAGCTTTTTAGAAAATGCTTTTTCATAACCAGCAGATTTTTTTAATCTTTCTTCAGCGCTATTTCCAAATACTTTAGGGAGATTCTCTAAAGGTTCAATAGTACCACCGGGTCTTGCAGCAGCCATTAACTGATTTAACTGCATGGTTGTTATATCATATATATCAGATATATCTTTTGTAGCAGTAATAAAAGAAAAAGGTCTTATGTTCACTCCTGTTTCTGAATCTCTTCTATAACCATCTACACGAGGATTTTTTAACCATCTACCGTTATAAGTCAAAGAGCACTCATAAGGTCTTGCAACAGATCTTTCTATGTATTTAGACTTACCCATTCCAAAATAGATGTTACTCATTTGACTAATTTTATAGCCTTCGTAACGATCCATTCTAAGACGTTTTCCTTTAGATTTTATGTTTTTATTTTTAACCTCTACTGAATCAACACTGTCTGTATCACCATCAACAAGGTTAGTAGCAACCCATTCAACATGGAATACTTCTACAAGGTCATGATGATAAAAAGGTCTATCAGATAAAGCTACTTCTTCATTACGTCTTGGATCATCATAATGCAGTACTTCTCGTGAAGTGCTTGTGTCATAAAAAGTACCGATAGCTCTTGCTATACGATTTCTATCTTCTTCTGACATTAAATGACCAAACTTATGTAATACTTGTGTAGGATGTAAATACATTCTGTGTACAATCCTTCTGCAATCTTTAATCCAAGGAGAATTAGGATTATATTCAGGAAATGTATCACGAGGATCACAATGCCAGTAAGAAGGGTGTTTACCTTTCTCTTCTACAAACACTCTATTGTACATCTCTCCAGCAGTAAGAAAATCTTTCATGTGATCTTTAGCTTTCTCCATTAAAGCTAATTCGTCAATCAACATAGTAATCATATCCTGAGCAGCAGTTTCAAAAGAAGATTGCCAGCTTTCTCCATATTCTTCTTTTAGCTCATTATAAAAATCTTCTGTAAATGCAACAGGACTTTCTTCTTTTTCACCAGAAGATAGAATATTCTTGATTTTATCGTTATGATGTTTAAGTCGTGATTGTATTTTAGATAATATCTTAGTCCTTTTCTCAGAATTTTTAAGGTCGATTGCTTCTGTATTAGAACATGTAACAAAATAATCGAATCTGTTTTGCATTGATTTACCTATAAGATAATCAATACGAGATCCCATTAAACGCATTCTGGGTATATCTACTGGAGAATTAACCCCATGATTATCAACCAAATGCTGATATTCTGTGTAATCCCTTTCTCCATAATATGTTTGATAAGCAATACGTGTATCGTATTTATAATAAACAAGATCGTTAATTGCTTTATCTATATTACCTTTAAGATACTCTGGTTCAAGTTTTTTCTTTTCAGGAACTGTATCTAAAAGGCTTTCTATTCGATATGAAAAATAATCACTCATAAACAGGTGTACCGTCTTTTTTATAATATGAAACTGCGCGAGTATTTATATCACCAAAGTTAATACCTTTAGTTGGAGTACCCCAGTGTTTTCTACCAGTTCTGGGATCTGTATACCATCGTGCTGTACCTAATGTAGTATCTTTTTCTTCTCTTTCCAATTTTATAGGCAAAGTATCAAGATGTTCTGTATCAAGAATCTCACACATACCCATTGAAGCAATAAGGTCAAACTTTGTTTTATGAGCTACTTCGTAATTAAGTATTTCTTCAATAAGATCTTTAAACAATATCTGCTCATAATAGTCTTCAATGTAATCTCCTATCAGTCCTAAATAGAACCGTAAAACATCTTTATTAATTCTAACTCCTTTTCTTTTAGCGTTTTGTTTCCAGTTTTTGATGACTGTTCCTGGTGCTGATGGTTCAGACGCTAAGAACTGCGGAAACTTCATTATATCTACAATATGCGTTTTTATGTTAAACTTAGTGTATTCAAGTAACGATAGTGCATTAAAATAAATCATCATTTTAAGAACATTATCAAAAGCAGTTCTTGCTTTCTCTGGACGTTCTCTGTATATAGCTATGTAGCTATTTGCTAAAGGATCACTAAAAAACCCTTCT